AATACAAGTCGATGAAATGTATTGCGAGGATGAATGCAACCTAAAGGAAGTCTTCTTTAAACCCAACATCATCAGTTCCGCTTATGCCATACTAGCTAAATGAGCTAGATAAGGTATAAATCCACAAAATCATGTATAACTATACCCGCTATGAACTGGACAACTGAACAACTCAAAGAGAAAGGCTACTCCCTCGCACCAGACGGACACTACTACTATGACAACTATAAACCTCCATCTCGCAGGTTACTTAACGCCATCACTCAACACGCTCCTAAATTGCCATTGGTCAAAGTACCAAAAACAAAAGAAACTAGCAAGGACGGCACTGCTAAGTGCAATCCGCTATACACTCTCGCAATTACAAGATTCTCCACAAAAACACTCGACGTTGATAACCTTGCAGGAGGCTGCAAACCACTTATCGACCAAATTAGATACGCCAAACTCATCCCAGACGATAACCCCGAAAGCGTCAACATCACGTTCTCGCAAGTTAAAGTCCGCACCCAAACAGAACAACGAACTGAAGTCACAATTACCAAGGCGTAAACCTAAGCAGTCACAAGCACCATATGAGCTTTAAACCTTCAAAGAAAATGGGAACACCTCCCAAGTACGACGAGGCTATCGGAGATGAAAACTGCGAGAGACTCTCAATGGGTCAAACTCTCTCATCCATCTGTAACCTTGAGGGTATGCCAAACTACTCAACAGTATGGCGTTGGGAATGCTCCAATGGAGACTTCCGCAACAAATCTGCTCTCGCACGAAAAATAGGTACTCACGCAATCGCTGATGACTGCATTCGCATAGCAGACGATCCAATGCTCGATGCTCAGGAGAAGAGGGTTAGAATTGACACTCGTATCCGTCTACTAGGTAAATGGAACGCACGTCAGTACGGAGACAAAATCGAAATCGAATCGACACAAGCAAAGCCACTAAACGTCACATTCACGATTGGTGATCGCAATGCTGAACCAATAGAGCTAATCGAGGGCAGGGAACCAGAGGAGAAGCCATTGCAGATCGAAGCGACACGGACAGATCATGTGGGATAGCGAACGATTTGCTAATGTATTTTAACCACAAAAACCGCAATCTTGTCGATAATAATCACCATATTGTGTTAACTATTTTCAAATACCCCATATCTAGGGTTAAATCATAAATGGTCAAATTATGCCCAAAATGCAGTTCTACGACACACGTTATGGAATGTAGAGATCTTGGAAATCGATTCTCAAGACGTAGATACTGCGATAACGGAAAGTGCAACCACAGGTACTCGACATACGAAGTGAGCGCACAAGACTACCAAAGACTCAAAGAAGTAAACAACATGAAAGCAAAACTAACCGAGATCCTAGAGAACCTATGAAAGCGCATGAGATAACACCAGAGATGCGTATAATCCAGCAACAAAAGCAGGAGATTAGAGAATTACGGCAAATTATCCACGAATTGCAACATGACGTAAACAAGCAGAAGTCCTTGATCAACAAGCTGAAGAACAAGGAAAATAACCAATAACCTCCCATAACACCTGTAGTACATAATGAAAACAACAAAAATGAGATTCCACGCACTAGGATTACCACACACAGTTACATCCAAAGAGTTTAATGCCTGTGCCTACACGCAGAAGGTAGTCAAATTCGGCAAAATGATGACCGATAGGGGCCATGAGGTGATCCACTATGGGCATGAGGATAGTGACTTGCAATGCACTGAACACGTCAGCGTCCTGACAAATGAGGATTTCGCTAAGTCATATGGATCCCATGACTGGCGCAAGACGTTCTTCAAGTTCAACACTGGTGACCATGCGTACCAGACGTTCTACGCAAATGCCATTCAGGAAGTAGGCAAGCGTAAGCAGAAGCATGACTTCATCCTGCCGTTCTGGGGATCTGGAGTTAGACCTATCTGTGATGCTCATCCCGATTTGATCTGCGTTGAGCCGGGCATTGGCTACGCAGGAGGTCACTGGGCGCGTTGGAAGGTATGGGAGAGCTATGCCATCTATCACGCTCATTGTGGTATGGCTTCTGTTGGGCAGTGCCAGCAGGACAACTATTCCGTGGTGATCCCCAACTATTTCGATATCGATGACTTTGAATTTAACGACCAAAAGGAGGATTACTTCCTGTACCTTGGCAGGGTCTACTCTGGAAAGGGAGTTGATATCGCAATCGATGCAACGCGCAGGGCAGGCGTGAAACTGGTTGTAGCGGGTCAGAAGGAAGCTGGGTATACATTCCCACCTCATGTCGAATATGTGGGCTATGCTGACGTTTTAAAGCGAAAGGAACTGATGTCTAAAGCCAAGGCATCCTTCCTTCCATCACAATACGTTGAACCATTCGGTGGAGTGCAGATTGAGAACTTATTGAGCGGAACACCAACCATAACGTCAGACTGGGGTAGCTTCGCTGAGAACAACCTGCACGGGGTCACTGGATACAGGTGTAGGACGATGGGTGATTACGTCGATGCAATCCACAACATTGACCGCATCAAACCAGCGGACTGCCGTGCATTCGGAGAGAACTTTACGCTTGAGAAGGTTGCACCGAGGTACGAGAAGTATTTTCAGGACGTACTTGACGTTCACAATGGAGCGGGATGGTACGCTGAAGGCAACGGAATCGATGCAATGACAATGATTTACCCATGAGCGACTACACATTTGAATCACAATACTGGGGAGATTGTTGCAATACATACGACGAAGACCAAAAGCATTACGTCTATGGCAGATTCATGGGACTGCATCAGGTTGGCTACGGGTTCAGTTTGTTAGGCAAGTCAGTGCTGGACATTGGAGGTGGCCCAACATCAATGCTACTTAAATCAAAGGGATTTGGCAGGGCATTGGTAGTGGATCCGTTAACATATCCGTCATGGACGTATGCTCGATATGAGGCACATGGGGTGGAGTGTCTGGTGATGCGAGGTGAGGACGTGGTAGTGGGGGGATTTGACGAGTGCTGGATTTACAATTGTCTCCAGCATACAGATGATCCTGCACTCATCATCCGAAACGCACTACGATCCGCTAGGACGCTTCGCATATTTGAATGGGTTGATATTGAGCCACATGATGGGCATCCGCAGATGATAACGAAAAAGATGCTTGACGAGGCTATAGGACGTGAGGGAAAGTTAATCCACCTATCCGAGGCAGGTTGCTTCGGCTTGGCATACTTTAACATACATACACAATGAAATTAACTACACCATACGAGCAGTTCGTTCGATCCATCGTGAAGCCGGGGCATGACATCTTGCTTCAGTTAACGCCACTTCAGGCATCCATTCTCCACATGGCCGTTGGAGTGAGTGGTGAAGCGGGTGAGTTGCTTGACGCAGTGAAGAAACACGCTATCTACCAGAAGCAATTAGACTTCGACAACGTGCGAGAAGAGGCAGGAGACATCTTGTTTTACCTGACTGGTTTGTTGAACGAATTGGGCTTGACGCTTAATGAGTGCATTGAGGCTAACGTCGAGAAGCTGTCGAAGCGTTATCCAGATAAACGCTACACAAACGAGGCAGCAATCGCAAGGGCAGACAAGCTGGACGTGGTGGATGAACCCGTTGCGTTGAAGGACGATGATGACTTGGCAGATATCAAGGTGGAGCGCACTTGTCGCATCGATGATCCAGAGTGCGAGTCCTGCCAATAACTAATATATGGGATATTATATCGGCTATAGCGTATTAGCAGCTATTATACTGTATGTTGTATACGATGGAATGAAAGGGTTTGACGAGTGAACACACTGGAACATTACATTCAATACAAGAAGCTCAACGCAACTAAAGTAATGAACGCATTGCAGTTAAACGGAATAATATCAGACGAATGCATATTCCCAGAGGATGTGCGTGATTCTGGACAGTCAGTCTACTGGTTGGAAGATCATATGGGAGAAGTACATACATCATGAACTGGGACGAATACGCATTGTCGATAGCTGAAGTTGTAGCCAAGAAGAGCAAAGACCCGTGGAGGCAGGTTGGTGCTGTGGTGTTGAGGCATGACAACACTGTTGCAGCGTGTGGGTACAACGGGTTCCCGCCGCATATGGAGGAGGACTGGACTGACAGGGACAAGCGTAGAAATTACGTTGTCCATGCAGAGCAGAACGCATTGCGTCATGTTAAGCCGTTGGAGTGCTACCTGCTGGCATCAACAACATTGCCGTGTAACAACTGCTTAAAATCGCTTGCATCGTACGGCATCAAGAGGATAGTCTATCGTGAGACTTATCCCACGGATGAATCAACAACACTACTTGCATCCGAATTCAACATTGCACTGATAAACGTATGACAAAGGAAGAACTCTGGAAGGTGTATAGCAACAAGAACCCCTCGTTTGAGGGTAGCGGAAACGTCACCCTGTCTGCGAAGGGACTTCGTAAGTTGTTCGATACGACTTGGGATGTTGCAATGTATGACGGGGAAGAGGAAGGGCAAGACGAACCAAGATCATATCGTAGCAGCAGTGCTAATCTGGATGCATTAAAGAGCATCTTTGGAATGAAATGATTGAGCCAAACATAGCGCAGAAAGCGGTTAGCTTCGTGAAGAGTGCAGCGGCATTCGTCCGTGCAGGTATGCCGATACGCAACAAGGAGCAGATCGAGGAAAGA